GTTTTATACAGACCAATAAAACAAAAGATAAAAGACAAGTACTTAATCGAAGAATACAGAGGGGACAACTATCACGAAGCAATGAAGCACACGCCAATGGATGCAGTAGTTAGTTCTATGCTTTTTTTTTGGAATTTAGGAATCGAGTTGTCGAAAGCTATGATAGCTTATTTACAGGAGGGGGAGGACTTGACTCCAGAGCAAACTTCGGTGCTAAATGGGGCTGGTATCAGTCTGTCTACGCTCTTGCCGATGGAGATGTTACCAAGTTTGAAGAAATAACGGAACTAAATATGAATACTTGTTTGTTGATGCTTACGTTTAAAAAAGAAAAGGCTGACATAGAAGCACAAGAATTAAAAAGAAAAATGCGATGATATACAGAGGGATTCAATCGTTTTACGACTTAACCACCAAAATCAAAGACATCCTACAAGCGGATGAAAATGTCAATACGGTAACCTTTGGTGATATTACAGAGGTAGACCTAAACAAGCAGACTATCTTTCCTTTATCGCATATAATGATAAACAACGTTACGGATAATGGACAGACTTTATCGTATAATATTTCGGTTATGGCTATGGACTTGGTGGATACGAGTAAAGACGCAACGACTGATATATTTGTTGGAAACGATAATAGGCAAGATGTACTAAACACACAATTATCGGTCTTAAATAGATTACACCAAAAATTAAGAAAAGGCACACCACATCAAGATGGGTATCATTTAGAAGGCACTGCATCTTTAGAAGCGTTTTATGATAGATTCGAAAATGAGTTAGCGGGATGGGTAAGTACTTTTGATGTGGTTACTATGAATAATATTGATATATGCAACTAGATAACTTTAAAAGGGCTTTAGAAGAGTTTAGGGACAAGGTCGTAGAGGAATCTAAAAAGAACTTGCGTAAAGAAGGTAAAGGTGGAGGAAAGTTAGAGAATGAATTAAAAGGTGGCGAAGTAAAGGTAACCGATAGAAGTTTGCAGTTTGAAATAGAGATGCCTTACTATGGGGTATTTCAAGATAAAGGGGTAAGTGGTGTTGAGAAAAAATACAATACACCATACTCATACAAAAGAAAAGGAAGTGGTTTAAAGGGTATGCCACCGCCAAGTAAATTAGATAAGTGGACAGTAAGAAAAGGAATAGCACCAAGAGATGAAAAGGGAAGATTCTTGAGTAGAAAGTCTTTGCAGTTTTTAATAGCGAGAAGTATTTTTTATAACGGAATTAAACCAAGCTTATTTTTTACTAAACCATTTGAAAAGTATGCTAAAGGATTACCTAAAGAATTAGAACAAGCATTTGCTTTAGATACACAAGCATTTTTAGAATTTACTACTAAACAACAACTAAATGGCTAAAATTAATGTAAGAAGTCCTTACTATGTTTCAACATCTCAATCAGGGATGGTATCGGCTTCTATTGATATATATATTTATACAGGAGTAAAAACAACAGACAGACCAGCAAGTCCTAATTATACTTTAAGTTCTAATGCAGTAAGCGCAAGAGTAGATTTTGAGATAGCGGACTTGGTTAAGGATTATATTGAAATGACATTATCTTTTGTCAATAGTCCTTCTATTTTAAATAATGTTTGGGTAGATTATGTAGTAACCAGATACTTTGTAAGTACTTCTACTGCGCAGCCTTTAGTTCAATTAAGAGGATTTTATGGTTACGGATATATTGAAACTGGTGTTAATCCACAATTAGGGGGACAAGCTGGATTAATCACAAACAGACACATCGTTAAAAACGCAGACGATAGAATTTATTTCCCAGTAGACAATGACTTTAACGGAACTACGGTTACTTTTAAAAAGAATGGTTCAATCGTAAACACAGAAACTATAACAAGTACTACTAATAGCTACGACCAAGTAGAATATCTTATTAATAGTGGTGATACCGACAATGTAGATGAAATAGTGGTTACAACTGGGGGAAAATCACAAACCTATACCGTAGAAAACATAGAAGAATGTTTAGACACACCTTATAGATTAACCTTTGTGAATAGATATGGGGCATTACAAAGAATAACGATGTTTAAGAAGTCGGTAAGAAATATGACCACTAATGTAACCTACTACAAAAAGAATATTGTAGAGAATGGTAATTACAATTTAGGTAATGCACAAAAATCAATCGTTTTAAAGAACGCTAACGAATCTTTAACTTTAAATAGTGGTTTCTATCCAGAGAATAATAATGATGTCTTTAAAGAACTTCTATTAAGCGAATATGTGTGGATTAAGTATGGGAGTAGTGAAATACCTTGTAATATTTCTTCAAGTTCTATTAGTTACAAGACAAGCCGAAACGATAAACTGATTAACTACTCTTTGGATATTGAATTTGCCAATGATGTAGTTCAAAACATTCGATAGATGCAGGTAGTACAACTTTTTGTAAATGGCGAACAAGTAGATATGTTCAAAGACGAGAGTATCACTATTTCTGATAGTATTGCCAACGTCAAAGATATATCAAAAGTCTATACTGCGTACTCAAGACAATTTACACTACCAGCTTCGCCTACAAACAACCGAATCTTTAAACACTACTATAACTATAACATAGTAGGTAATTCTTTTGACGCAAGGTTTAAAGTAGATGCTTATCTAAATGTGAACGGAATCAGATACAAAGATGGTAAGTTAAGATTAAGCGGTGTTAGGTTAAAAGACAATTCACCTGAATCATATCAAGTTACTTTCTTTGGTAATGCGGTAGCGTTAAAAGATTTATTCGGTGAAGATACCTTATCAATGCTTACAGGTGGTACTGAAGGTCTAAATACTTATAACCACAGCTACGACAACCTAACCGTAAGAAGAAGTTTTAATAATTCACAACAACTATTTAGAGGCACACCAAGAGCAGGGGATATTAAGTATAGCTTTATTTCACACTCAAGGGTGTTTAGATATGATGGTACAAGAGTAGTTTCTGATTTTAACGGAGAAATTAATTTAGATAGATATTTATCGCTAACAGACTTAAAACCATCATTAAGGTTAAAGTCTATTATCAAGGCAATACAAGAAAAGTACAATATCACATTTACACAAGACTTTTTCAATACTGCTTACTTCAAAAACTTGTATATGTGGCTTCACAAACAAGCTGGAGTAATGACACAAGCTGCCGAAGAAAATTCATTGCGTACTTACTTTTCTGATTTTAGTATTTGGACTTTAACAAGCGGAACGGAATATAGAGAAACAGACGCAGCATCACCGTATTATGGTAAGTTAGTTACTTATTCAGAACCAAATGGCAGTCCGTTTCCAACTGGAAATGATGAAGTAGCGTATGTTTTAGAAGATTATACAGTAAACACTACGCCAGTAGATTATGATGTATCTATTAGGGATGGCATTTTTTATGATTCAAGCGGTAACGGAAACACAACATTCGATACTGAAGAAGTAGGTTTAATGGAATCCTCTGGCGGTGGTTTTAGAGGATATACATTAGATTTCACAATTACAAGTGGTTCGCCACATAGTCCTACGCAATCAATTACATTACAAAAAAAACAAAAAAGCGGCACTTCTTGGATAGATGATGGCGCACCTTCTGTTTATAGCGTATCGGCTACTGCGGTAACAACTTATTTAGATGTGCCAAGTCAAATGCCTAATATGAAGGTATATGACTTTGTGATTAATTTGTTTAAGATGCACCAACTTACTGCGTCTATAAATAAATCACTTAATGGTGATGAAACAGTAGATGTACTTCCGCTTCAAGATTATTACACAACTGGTGGAACACACAATATAACAAAACATATTGATGTTTCCTCTACTCAAGTAGATAGACTTATTCCTTATAAAGAAATTAACTTCACATACAAGGGTAGAAAAAGTGCAGCCATAACCGCATATGACCAATTAAATCCTAATGACAAGTTCGGTGATTTAAACTGGAACGCAGGTACGGAAGATATGGATGGTCAGGCTTATAGTGTAGGCTTGGATTTTGAGCATATGTACTTTGAAAGGATTATAACTTCAGGTGGGGTAACTACACCAGTTCAATATGGTGTGATGGTTAATCAAGATTTAGAACCTATTGTTGGACTTCCTTTGATTCATTGCATTGTTTTAAGGCAAATGCCAGTGAATCCACAACCACAATGGAATAGCTTTCCTTGGAACAATGGTGATGGTACACCAGCGACTTTAGATAAATTTAACGCACCTACTAATATTGACATAAATGGTAAATCAATTCATTGGGGGGCGCAATACAACGAATTTGACTCCCCATTAGTTTTAGAACAACAAAGTCTTTATAATAGATATTACTTTGATTCTATTACTTCGGTATTTGCACAAAATGCAAGGAAGATAACTTATAAGGCTTATTTACCTTTAGGTCTTTTATTGTCTTACAAACTAAACGATAGATTCAGAGTAAATCAAAATACATTCAAGATAGAATCGGTAAACACTAATTTACTGACACAAGAAAGTACTTTAGTTTTATATAACGATTTACCACCTTCGGCTAATCCAGCAGAAGTGCCTGATATTATAATCGACCCAAGCAGACCTGCGCCAGACATTACAGAACTACCTACGCCTTGTGATAGAACAATGCGATGGAATTATATGGATGATGTTACCGCTTATTTTGTTTATTCAGATGGTGTTAAGGTTGCTCAAACAACACAAGATGTACCATTTTATGAATTTACAGATTTAGATTTTGAATCAAGTCATACGGTGGGTGTTCAGGCGTTATATAATACAGGTTATACGCTTGGTTCTCGAATTGTTAAGGAAGCCACAGAAGGCTTTGATTTGTTTTATTACTTAAACGAATTAGCAGATAGGGCAACTTATTACGAAAACGAATGTGAAAGTTTCAATCTATTAACAGAATTAGACAGATGTTAAAAGCAATATTAGATGGACTTCAGTACGATGTAAGCGGTGAATATATAGACATTGCTAAAGGCAAGTATAAACTTGAAGAAACCTTTAAGGAGGCACTAACTACAATTAAGAAAGAATGGCGCAAGAAGTAATTTTAAATGTAAAAGCTAACACTAAAGAAGCTGAAGCAAGTCTTAAAGGTGTTAATAGCGAAATAAAAAACACCCAACAAGTAAGCGGTGAGTTAAGTGGTTCGTTAGATAAAATGACTGGCGGTGCTATTACAAAGTTTACTGCGTTTAAGGGTACTATAAAAGGCGTTACAGGGGGTTTTAAATCTTTAAGGGTTGCTATACTTAGTACGGGAATTGGTGCGCTTATATTAGCCGTAACTGCTTTGACTGCTGCTTTTACTGGAAGTGAAGAAGGGCAAAATAAGTTTGCCAAAATAATGACTGTAATAGGTGCTTTAACTGGTAACCTAGTAGACCTTTTAGCAGATTTAGGTGAGGGTATTATTTCAGTCTTTGAGAATCCTAAAGAAGCACTACTTAATTTTAAAGATTTACTTGTAGAAAACATTACTAACAGATTTACTTCTATTCTAGATACTGTTGGCTATGTAGGAAAGGCTATGAAATTAGTCTTTGAAGGTGAATTTTCTAAGGCTTTAGACGTAGGAAAGAAAGCTGCTAATAGTTTAGTAGATAGTTTAACAGGTGTGCCTAACACAATCGATAAGGCAACTGAAGCCACTAAGAATTTTGTAAAAGAACAAATCGAAGAAGGGAAGGCTGCTGCTAGTGTAGCCGATATGAGAGCGAAGGCTGACAAAATAGAACGTAAGCTAGTAGTCAATAGGTCAAAACTTGAAAGTGAAATAGCACTACTTAGATTAAAGTCTAGACAAGAAGATGAATTTACTGCGCAAGAAAGAAAACAGGCGTTATTAGATGCTCAGGCGTTAGAAGAACAATTACTATCACAAGAAACGGAGTATCTAGAACTAAGAAGGGATGCACAAGTTTTAGAAAATACCTTTAGTCGTAGTAATAAAGAAAACTTAGACAAAGAAGCTCAAGCTATTGCAGAAGTAAACAGAGTAGTAGCTAGAAGGGCAGATGCTGCAAGGTCAACACAAAGAGAACTTAACAGGGTTTCTAAGGAAATAGAAAGAGATGAACAAGCCAAAGCAAAAGAAGAACAGGCTAAAATAGATGAGGCAGCAAAGAAAGAGGCGGAAAGACTAGCGGGTATTCAGAAAATACAAGATGAATTTAAATTAAAACAAGAGGATAAAGACGCACAGACTAATCTTCAAAAAGCAGAACTTGAAGAACAAAGAAAACTTGCAGAACTTGAGGCATTAGGTGCAGAATTAGCACAGCAGCAAGAAGTAAGGGACTATTACGCAGGTATTAAATTAGAAGCAGAACAAGCGGATGCTGCTGCATCTAAAGATATTGATGATAAGGCTTTACAAGAGAAAATCGCTAATATACAAGCTGAACAATCAGCAAGAGAAGCTAACCTTCAAACTATTGCCAATGGGTTAAATGGTTTACAACAAGTATTTGCTGCTTTTGGCAAAGAAAGTAGGGAATTGGCTATTGCAGGAATTATTGTAGACCAAGTAGCTTCTATTTCTCGTATTGTATCTAACACAGCTATTGCAAATGCAAAGGCTTTGAATGCTTCTCCTTTAACTTTTGGACAGCCTTGGATTGCTATAAATACAATATCTGCTGCGGCAAGTATTGCAGGGAGTATAGCAAGCGCAGGTAAATCTATTGCTGCATTAAAAGGAAACAAAAAGACACCATTAACAGGTTCAGTACCAAGTCCATCAGCAGGTGGCGGTGGCGGTGGTGGGGGTATTACTGCTGCTGCCCAAGCACCCCAATTTAATATAATTGGAGGAGGCGCACAAAACCAATTAGCAGGATTATTAGCAGACCAAACACAGAAACCAGTTAAGGCTTATGTAGTGAGTAATGAAGTAAGCACCGCACAAAGTTTAGATAGAAACATAGTAGAAAGTGCCACTTTAGGATAATTGGGTTTTGTAAAAACCTTAAAAAACAAAAAACACAAACTTAATCGTTTTATAGATATGCGTATTATAGAACTAATTATAGACGAAGAACAAGAAAATGGCATCGATGCTATTTCGATAGTAGAGCATCCAGCCATAGAAGAAAACTTTATTGCTCTTAACCAAAAGAAGGAATATAAGTTCCAAGAAGTAGACAAGGAGAAAAGAATCTTAATGGGTGCTTTGCTTATTCCTAATAAGGCTATTTATCGAAAGGATAAAGAAGATGAGTACTATATCTACTTTACTAAAAAGACTATTCGTAAAGCTTCTGAATTATTCTTACAAAAAGGCAACCAACATAACTCTACCTTTGAGCATTTATATAAAATCGATGGACTTACTTTAGTAGAGAGCTGGATAGTAGAAGATAAAGAAAAAGATAAGTCAGCATTTTACGGAATGGATGTACCAGTAGGTACTTGGATGGGTTCGGTTAAAGTAGAAAACGAAGAAGTCTGGAATGATTATGTAAAGACAGGGGTTGTTAAAGGTTTTTCTATTGAAGGTTTCTTTGCTGAAAAAGAAATAGAAGAAGAAATAAAAAAAGAAGTCGAAGCAGGTCTTAAGCTATTAGAGATAAAACAAGCGCTTTTAAGATATGAACTTGAATCTTATGACGACTACCCCCAAGCTGCAAAGAACAACGCTAAAAGGGCGTTAGAATGGGCAGAGAAGAATGGTTGGGGCAGTTGTGGAGAGGCTACTGGGAAAAATCGTGCAAACCAATTAGCTAAAGGCGAAAATATCACAAGGGACACAATCGCAAGAATGGCATCTTTTAAAAGACACCAACAACACAAAGATGTTCCTTATTCTGAAGGATGCGGTGGATTAATGTGGGATGCTTGGGGCGGTGATGCTGGTATTAATTGGGCAATTCGTAAACTAAAACAAATCGACAATGAGTAAGGCGTGTTATTGTAAAGACACAAACACTTATTCTATTGAGTGTTGTGATGGTAGTTTGTGGGCGCAAGGCATTGGCGTAATTAGAAAAAGTCAATTCTATTTACTACAAGAAAACATCGATTTAATCTTACAAGAAAATAATAGTACAATAATTTTATAATTATGGCAGATAAAAAAATATCACAATTAGGTGAAGCCACCGCATTAGTAGGTACGGAACTTTTAGTGACAGTACAAAGCGGAGTAACAAAACAAACCACAGTCAACAAAATTAAAAATACATTAGTACCTTATAATTTAATCGTACAAGCAGACCAAGTAGTTAATTTAAGTAGTTCAATATTTGACCAAGCAATGTTAGTAAAATTAACTTGGTCAGGCGATTCAGGAAATATGACGCTCAACCTACCAAGCGCATCTGCTACACCAAACAGAGCATTAAGGTTTGTTTCTAATGGTGGTTTTAACGCAAACACAAGAGTATATTTAACACCTACGGGTGGCGATACACTTGATGGTTCTAATAGTCACTATGAAATAAACAAAACCTACGAAGGAATCAAGATTTGGTCTGATGGTAGTGAGTGGTTTATTATACAAAAGAAAGGATAAAAATGCAAAATAAATAAATCAATCGTTTAATAATTAAATAACTATTTTATGAAAACAACCGAAATGTTAAAGCGTATCCAAACGCTTCTTAATACTCGTGTTGAACTTGAAGACCGCAAGTTAGATAATGGTACTGTTATTTCTGCTGATGAATTTGCAGAAGGGCAGCCAGTATTTATCGTTACTGAAGATGAGCGTATTCCTATGCCTATCGGAGAGTATCAAATGGAAGATGGTTCTATGCTTGTTGTAGAAGAGGAAGGAGTTATCGCTGCAATTAAATCTGCCGAAGAAGAAGTGGAAGAAGTTGTAGAAGAAGAAGCGCAAGTAGAAGAAGAAATGAGCGAAGTGAAAGAGCCAAAGAAAGTGGTAGAAAGTACTGTCGTTGAAACTCATTTTTCTGACGAACAAAAAAGCGAACTTGTAGAGGCTATCCTTTCAAGTGTTAATCCTTTAATTGAGGAACTACAAAACAAGGTAAGTGAATTAGAGGCAAAACTTTCTATTGAAGAAGTAGAGGTTAAAGCCGAAGAAGAAGTTGTAGAAGAGCCTAAACAAGAACTTTCTAAAGCTTTCAAACACACACCTGAAGTAAAAAGCGAAAAGAAACAAATTTTATTTTCTCAAAATCGCACATTAACAACCTTTGATAGAGTATTATCAAAAATTTCAAATAAGTAATTAATTTAAACAAATAAAAAAATGGCAACAAGTGGAAGTGTAACTTCAATTACAACGACTTATGC